TCTGCTGTTGCGCCAGCAAATTTAGTGCGCCCAAGGGTTTCAAGAAATCCCTGTATTTCTTCTGCGGTATTTTTAACCTCTGTTTGCACACCGCCAAAAGTAAAGGTAATGCGCTCACCCTCTTTACCGGCCTTGATGCCAAATTCTTTTAGTCTTTCAAAGTCGCCTTGAACTGCATCTGTGACCGCTTCTGAGAATTGTTGTAGAGATTTGCCAGATCCACTAGCTATATTGCCAAACGCATCTAACGCTTTTATGGATGGCGTTATTCCTTGCGCTATTAGAATGTTAAAACTTTTAGTGACTTCCTGAACACTAAACGGCGTTTGTGCCGCAAAAGTTTTTAGAACGTCAAACGCTTGCGCCGCCCGTTCAGATGATCCTAAAAATGTTTTGAGTGTAGCTTCTAGCGATTGAAACTTCTGGTTTGTTTCAATAGTAGATTTAACTAGCAGACCAAACCCAGCCGCGCCAGCAAGCCCGGCGATCCCAGACTTTACATTGAACACAGACTTTTTTATTAAATTTAAACCACGGGCGACATTGTTAAAGGCACCTTTAGTAAGGTTAAACGCCCTAATGACAATGTTAAGGTTTTCCTGTGCCATTTATGATCTCCAAGTAGGCAATCCAGCCAACGATTTCATTATATGGCAAACATTCTATTTCCGCGATGGTTTTATTTAAGCGATCAGCCAGCCCGTACATAATAAACAGAAGCTGATCGCTATTTAGTTTTTTTCAGCATCCTCAACGGTGTTCATACCGCCCATAATTCTAGTTGCTACATCGGCAACTGTATTAAGAGGCTGGCGCATGAGGATGGGCTTATCATCAAGATCAAATGCTTTGTCGCCTTGATCTGTTTCGGCTTTCATAATTATTAAATCAACCAGTGCTTCGATAGTCTGGTTGTTAAGAAAGTCTGGATGCTTTCTCTGTATTTTAGAAAACTCACCAACAAGCAATTCGCCAGCAAATATTACTAGCGGCTCATCATCGCCCCATTCAGGTACTTCCACGCGCACGCGCGCTTTAGGTGTTTTTGTGCGGATTTGTTCGCCCAGTTTAGACATAGTGCCACCCCTGTCTGTCTATTATTTACACGGTTGTTTCGGTAATGCCGCCCGTGCCTTGTGCAGTAAACGCAACCTCAACCATACCATCGAAAGATGATGTGACTGATTTACCTGTTACAATAACTGTGCCGGTGAAATATGTGTCGCCAGATGCGGCACCTTCTGGGTACAGTTCCAGCGTCAAAGATGAGCCAACATCTAGCGCGTTTTGCGCGGTGTCAGTTTCATCAAAGAAACACTCAACCGATGCGGTGTATGAACCAAGACCGGCTTTGTATGAGCGAAAGCTATCACCCATGCTGGTGTCTTCAATTACTTCGCCGCTAATATCCAATGTAAATGAACGAACTTCGGCAAGGGTGTTGCCGCCGACTTTTACAAGTCCTTCGCTTCCTGCGTGTGTTGCCATGATTTAGTCCTCATCAACTTCGGTTGCAACTGTGTCAGATTTCTTGGGCTTCTGACTTTTGCCCTTTTTCGGTGCTTCTTCCGAATATCCTTTGGCAAGCAGTCTTTTTGCTGTATCAGGCCAGCAATTTATAGCGTTGCCATTTTCATCATACACTGTGACGCGCTTCATTTTAAACCGCCCCTTCAACATCGTTTTCAAGTGTCGCATAGGTAACACTTACTGTCAATCTGCCTACCCCAATGCTTTGCTCACCATCAGAATTATAATCGGCTTCAAATTCTGTGACCTGTGTATCTTTAGCCCTGCCGCCACGGGTAAGATCCGTTGCCAACGCTTCTTCGATTTCAAGCGCAATCTGGTCAAGACTATTATCAAGCGCAGAGGTTGCTTGCACAAAAAACTCAACAGAGACATCAAGCGATCTCATTTGAGTGCGCGGCGGTGTTAGCGTTGAATATTCTGTGGCTTCTGCGCGGGTATAAATACAGATTGCCGGCAACTTGGCATCAGTTAAAGAAAACAACCTAGTCTGAAAGACATTCGATCCAGTCGTTGTTAGCCCGGTCAGCGTTGTCGTAATGTTGTCACGAATTAATTTGCGGACATGCGCCATTAGTTTTTCTCCAGCATTAGCCGGGTCATACCAGTGCCATCTGGCTCAACAACTCTAATAGTATAGGCTGTGCCAGAAACACTAAGGGCATCACCTTCAGCAACGCTAGGCACATCTGCGGTGCGGCATATAAACATTGGATCTTGCATTGAAACACCGACATTGCCACCGGCCTCTGCTTCAAAATAAACATTTCTAATAATACCATTAACAGTGCTTGCCGATCCGCCGCTTGGAGTAAAACTAGCGGCTACACCAAAGTCATCTGCATTAAAAAACACAGCCCGGTCATCGGCACTTTCAACAGCCATTATTCATCCTCTGGCGTTAATACACTTTCAACAGCACGATTGGTTTTCTTAGGTGCGGCTTTTTTAACCTTAGTTGCCAAACCGCGCGCAATCAGACGTTCTGCTGTTCGCGCTTCTAAATCATATTCTTGCCCGGCCATAAGGTTGCCACCAGTGCCGGCAAAACATTTTTCTAAAATCTTAACTTTCATAATACCACCTTACAAAAGGTTGTGACGGGACAGCCACCTTCTCACGACTATCCCGCCACTTCCAATACACCTATTAAGCGATGCTGACCTCATCAGTCTTAGCAAAGCTAACAGCGTTGCGAACACCCACATCTAGTTCTGCGTGCAGAACCATGCGAACCGCACCAGACTTGCTGTTGCTATACGGATCCACAAGGATGCTAGGCGCACCAAACTGCGCAATCATAAGCTGTGAGAAATCACCATAGACCAGAGCAGAGGCGTCATTGCCGCCATCGCCCGGATCCAGAGTTGTCGGCACATTGCTGGTAAACTGAATGGGCTGACCATAGAGTTCAGTCCACGGAGCATCCAAGATTTGAACGCTGTCCGTGCTGGACACTTTGGCAGTTGAAGCCAGTTTCGCTTTAACAGCAGGGTGTGACAAGAACCCGGCAGAGCCTTGATTGACAATGCCGTTATCTTCCTCAACCAGTTTGACCAGAGCAATGATGTCTGCCCATGTCAGGCTATCAACGTCAGTGCCAGACGAAATGTCCAGATTGTTGATGCCTGATGTGTTCAGGATACCTGTCGGCTGACCGCCAGAACCAGAACCATTAATTGCATAGAACTCCGTGCGGTCTGCGGCGGATGACAGCAAATCGTTGCGGATGATCTGTTCAATCGATGGTACGCTTTCCATAATCAGCTGGCGCGACATTTCTACAAATGCGCCCATTGTGCGTGGTTGCAGAGTAACTCCGCCATCAGTACCGGCACCGTCACCTACATCTGCCAGTTCTTCGACAAATGCGGCTGATGCACCAGTAGCCAATTTTGGCATCTTGATGCGGTTGGTCAGGCCGGACAGGTACGTTGTACCCAGAGTGCCAAGAACCTGACGGGCGCGCAGGGCTTCGATGAACATGTCACCGCGATGCTCTGTCGGTACAAAGTCATCAAAGACAACTTCGGCACCAGAACCGCCGGTTGCGGCAGTTGCAAGTGGGCCACGCTGACCCCAAGCAAAGTCAGGAACATATACGCCATCTGCTTCGCGTCCAACACGGCGTGAAATCTCGTCATGGATCTCACGCTCAAAACCGGCTTTGCGCCAATCCTGAGAAACTTGGGCTTGGATCATGCGTCCCAGCGAGTATTCGCGCTGTTCTTTAACCGGCGCGTCAATAGCGGCGGGTGCAATATCCAACGGCTTTTCGGCAAGTGCTTCAAGCAACTGGCCACGGAAATCCTCATAGCTAACGCCATTGCGGATTGCATCATCACCAAGATCACGTTTGTTGTGCTTGGCGGCGAGTGTAAGGATGTCAGATGCGGCTTTGCGTGTTGCCTTTTCAACTTCGGCTTCACGCACTGCAATATCTACACCCTCATTTTTTACTTCATCAGTCATTCTAATCTCCAAGTCTGATGTGGTTTCACTAAGGGTTTCAGAAGCACTACGGCCTACCCCCACCTGACTAGACATGTCAGCGGGTACGGCAACAACAGATACCTCAAGTGGCGTGGTTTTGATCCGTACATAATCCTCAGGATCGCTTTCACGCTCAATGCGGCCATCAATACGATAGCCAACTGAAATATTCGCGCGTATTCCATCACGAACATCGTCAAACACTTCAGAAGCAAGCGCACCTTTTCCAAACTGCACTACTGCCCGCAGACGGCGGTCATCTTCGTCAAGTTCAACACTCATGACCCGGCCTATTTGTTGATCCATTTTGTGATCAAGCAAAAGCGGCGCGCGCCCTGAATTCAGAAATTCTAGGTTCATATTATCACGGCTATGGTCTATGACCTCTTTGCCGAATGATCTGTCAACCGGTTCTTCGGATGACACCCCAATGCGAACCATTCTTGTATCTTCGTCAATAAAACGATCATCTTCATTTATAAATGTAGAACGCTTTGACATTTGTGTGCGGTCAAATCTTTCCATTTCTTTTTCTTCATCTTCATCGTGATATGGCCGTTCTTCAACCTCCGGCATAGATTTGCCGAATGTAATAACATAAGCATCATCGGTTTCTTCAACCTTCTGGATGTGCCGTTCTATAATTTGCTCAGTCATAGTTTTATCCTCAGTATTCGGATTGCCAACATTATCATCTAAGAAAGCGGAAAAATCAATGTCTTGCTCCGCGCGCTCTTTGCTAGAAAGCGGATGACCCTCTGGGAATAAATCCGTGTCGTGCTTCCCGCCTTGGAAACGACCATTGCGCAAAGCAAAAAGAAATGAATTCACCCTTGCATATGCCCACTGGTCAGCACCGGTCACGCCCGGTCTAACCGAACCCGGATTGGTATTGTACGCCCCTACACCACGCTCAAATACTGCGGCAAGCATACGCTTAGTGGCGCGCTTCTTAGGATTGTCACCATACTTTTCGTTGTGGTCTTCAACCTTTTTGTCTAATGCTTTTTGTACTTTGCCGCTTAAATCTTTGTAGGCGCGTTCTTTCTTGCCTTCTAACTTTTTAACCAGTTCCAAAATAACATCCTTCATACCTTGTTCGCCAAGATTGCCGATCACGCCCCACTTCATCTGCGCGACAACGCCGGCAACATTACTTAGGTTGGGTTGCTCTTTGCCATCCTTAAACTTCTGACCATCTCTAAAGTGACGCGCCGCCCATGCTTCGCGTTCTTTAATCCAGTCCAATACGCCTTCTGTCTCTTGCCCATCCCGCGCTTTAGTCCAGAACTCATACGCCTCATTGCCGCGAATATTGCCGCCCGTTTTCCAAATATCAGAATGGTCTTTTTTAATCTGCGATGCAAAATCATAATCAAATTGCGGGTACTGGCTGTTGCGCAAGCTGATCTTTTTGTCGTCACCCTTAGTAGGAAAATCAGTCGCCATCGGTGTCACCTAGTTCTTCTGGATTTATCTTCATTGGTCCATAAGCAGACTGACCACCGCCGAATGGTTCAAACGCAAGTTTCAAGCCATAGCGTTCTGCCATTTCTTTATCGTTTTGTATTTGCGTGAACAGTTCTTCGACATCGCGCCCGTAATTAGCCGCAACATCATTCATAGATAACAAACCATTTTGCAGACCGACAACACTGGCACTAATTTCGCGTTGCGGATCTACCCATGCAAAACCGCGACCACGAAAATGGATATTGTCAGAAAATTTATCAAACTTATTAATGGGGATGGGGATGCTACCAATATCAAGTGCGGCATCTAACCATGACCGGAATATAGGTTCACAGAAATGCTCAATCAAAAACGACTGCAATAATCTGTAGTGATCACGCTCCTCAATCGTACCTTGCCGGATGGATGAGTATGACACGCCGGTCAAGTCATTAGACAGGCTAGTGTAGCTGACATTTAAACCAGATGCGATGCCGCGCAAAACAGCACTTTCAAAATCGGCAAACGCCGTTGTCGGGTGCGTGGGGTCAATCATCTGGAATTCGTGACCCGCCGGTAACTGGCTATATGTTCCCGGCTCCATATCTATAATCGGTACGCCATCATCAGTTTCATCATCGCCAACATATTCATCGCCGCTTGGCGTTGTAATGACACCAAACTTAGCGGCGGCAGATCTCGCGGCAACTAACTCTGCTTCACGATAACCGCCAAGCATCTTTAGACCGGCGATTGCTGGCGCCATAAATGGTTCGCCGCGCGTCTGGTATGTTCTGCTTGGCATAAATACATGAATAATTTGGTCAGCCGGTACACGAATATGCTTGCGTGATCTGGTCGTGCCAAAGAAATCATCATTGGGGTGATCTGTTAAAATGTAATATGCGACAGGCCGATGAAACTCATCTAGCTCAACACCCATTCTAATTTCGTTGCGATTGTCTTCATTGTGGCCGTTCTTTTCGTGGTCTATTAGATCCGGCTCAATGAACTGTATTGTAAAGCCGTTGCGAAATCTTGGGTTGCGTATTTTCTTAATAAATACTTCACCATCACGGGCAAGACCCTCTGCCGTAAATCTCTGGCAGTCTAGCCAAGACATCCGCCCAGATACTTCCGCAGATCCCATTCGCCCCCACGCTTTGAACGCATTTTCCAAGATAGTATTACCAGACGCATCCAGCTGACCATCATCGTTACGCGCGCGAACCTGTAACGTGAAACCGCTTTCGCCAACCACGTTTGTTTTTATCAGGTTTAAAAATCTTTTTGCGTATTCGTTATTGCGCGCTAAATCACGACTGCGATCACGCAGGGTGCCAAGCTGATATTTTAGATTGCTGTCGGCACTATTACTTGGCGCAATAAAATCTGTAAACAAACGGCTTTTGCTTGCGCCGGAATAATTCCGACCCATTCTGCGTCCAACCCGTGTGCGTTTTTTGACCGGCTGTTCGTTTCGCAAAAAATCAAATAAAGCCATTTAAAACCTCATCAAAATAGATGCTTTTGTTTTCTTGCCGTGCTTGATTGCTTCTTCGCGTTTATGCGCCGCTACTTCCCGGCGATATCTGTCACGGGCATCGAGCAGTTCAGCAAAGCTAAACTTGCTCAAACTGCGTCCTTCAATAGAATAAGATGAAACGTCAGCGTCTGCTTTACCCGACAGCATAGTTTCAATTTTAGCTAGTACAATTTCTGCGTGAAATCTTGGGTCAACATTATTATCAAAGTCAGTTAAAATATCTATTTCACCACGATCAACAATAATTCTATTGTTTGTGCTATCCTGTTCGATTTCTAACTGATAGTGATAATGCCCAACGTCATAACTTGCTGTTGCGGAACTTGCGGCAGAAAATAGATAATCATCGCCATCCGCAGTAGCTGTTACAGTGATTTCAGTATTCGCGCCCGTTGCAATCCTAGCAATAAAGCGCATTGTATGTAGGCTGTTTAAATAGTCTTGCGAAAACTCTGTAATCTTGAACTGGAACAGATCGCCAACAACTAACTCTGTTGGTACGCCGGTTGGTGCGTTTGTCGTATCAAATAAATTAGCCACGGCAGTAAATATCCTTTGTCATCGCCACCCATTTACAAAGCCGTCACGCTTTGGTCTTATTGACCTTTGACGCCTTTTAGGTTCGTTAGCCGGTTTTGCACTCTGCCTTTCGGACTTTTGTGCAATCATATTAACATTGACATTGAGAATTGACAATGCCGCTAAAGCATACACGCGACAGTCTAATGCTTCATTGCGCGCGCGTATCTTTACCCACTGTCTTTGGTGAAATCCGCGACTAAATTTTTTGACAACTTTCTCTGCTGTAAGCTGTTTGAAATATTCTTCCGGGTAATGTTCTGGGAAATGACAATAGCCCGCACCCGGATCTTTAATTTTTAAATGTGAATAGATTACTTCTTTCAGCGTATCGACACCGACAGGGAACAGCTTGCACTTCATATTATTATTTGTCGATGGCTTGCCGACCGGCGCGCGTCCTTCACCGCCCATACCTTTAATAGCAAAAATGCGTCTACCGCCGCGCGCTTTGCAATATCTGTAAACCGCTTGCGTATGGTGTCCGCCGCTATCAACAGCAGTTGCCTTAATCGGCAAGACCCTCCCGTCATAGGTTTCATATTCAGTATTTAGCAATTCATCCAAATCTGCCCAAACCTGACCGGCACTTGGATCGCCCCATATTGTATGAAACCCGATTGACCATGTTTCTTGGTCGCGTCCAGATCCCAAGATCTCAACCTCTAGCCGATCATCTTGCACATCGGCTCCGGCTGTTATAAACACAACGCCATCCGGGATCTTGTCGCCATAATCTTCGCGGTTCTGGGATATTCCGAAATCATCTACACCTTCGCCTTCATCCTCCCACAGTTCGCCAAGACTAGTGTTGATAAACACGCGCAATGTTTCTGGCAGTTTTTTAGCCGCAAGAAAGTCGCGCACTAAACTTTCTAAAGATGTCCAAGGCGAACACAAACCAGAAAGCTGGAAACCCGCCGATCCAGCGAATGGCGCGGTGGCTCGCCATTCTCCCCTGCGTATTGCACGAAAACGTGCCGCATCATCCCAGATCGAACCGCAATGTTCACAAACATAACAGGCAGATGCCACCTTGTTTTCTTCCCATTGCACGTTCGACCAGCGCATCACTTGATACTCGCCACAGTCAGCGCACGGCACATGGTACTGCCTTTGGTCTGAATTTTCAAACGCCGCTTCGATACGGCTTGAGCCTTTATTTGTTGGAGTGCTGACCATTACAAACTTGCGGTTCCAAAATGTAGCCGCGCGCTTTTTTGCTAACTCTATCGGATCACCTTCCACCGTTGGCAACATCCTGTCACACTCATCGAACAGCACTAAACGTATAGGGCGGCTGGCGAGTGACGCCGGGCTATTGGCACCGATAAGCGTGATATGTCCGCCATCGAATTGCTTATGGTAAATTGTATTGCCGCTATCGCGGGTGCGTGGATCCTTTACTCTTTCTTTGAGTGTCGGCGTATCGCGCAACATAGGCGCAAGCCGGTCACGCGAAAATGTTGCGGCAAGCTCTTGAGTAGGTTGAACCAGTAATATCGGGCATGGGTCGTGATCCATATGGTACCCGATCATATTCAATATCATTTCGGTCTTGCCAACTTGCGCGCTAGCCATAACCACAACATTTTCAACTTTTTCATCGCTGATAGCGTCCATAATCCCGCGCTGGTATTCCGCGCGATCTGTAGACCACTGCCCTGCTTCCGATGATGCTTCCGGCGAAAGCCGCCGGTGTTCATCCGCCCAATCACTTATTTTTAGATTTGGCGGCGGTGCTAGGTTTTCCATCGTCCGGCGCGCTATCATCCTCAGATTGCTTTGACCTGATAGGGTTATTGGTTTTGACTTCGACTGACGATAGTTCTTTGAGTGCTTCATTAATACTGTCTTTCAAAATTCGTTTCGCATCGTTTACATCATCCGCCGCAAAGACACGCGCCGCCGCTTTTGTTGGTATACCTAACAACCGGGCGCGCATATTACTTGCCATTGCATCCCAAGCATCGCGCACATCATCCGCCGGGATTAGGCTGTTACGCATCTGCTCGTGTTCCATCTCCGCCATATCTGCCTTAACTTTCGTCAGGCGTGTACGATGGGCGTTGTAATCATCGCCGGATCCATCGGATCGCAAAGACAGTTCGCGCAGATATTTTACATAACCCTGCACGGCTGGCACAAGTTCATAACGACCACGCGATGCTTTCGGGATAATGCCCTCAGTAGATAACTGCTGAACACGGCGCGGTGTTAAATCTAATAGCCGGGCAATAGTCTGTAGTGGAAATGTTTGGGGGTCTGCCATTATTTATGCTTCAGCTTCATTCCATATTCGTTTTGCTTTTTACCGATCTTCACATCATCGCGCTTGATTAGCTTATTACTTTTGAACGGCGTATAATCTACATGATGATGCCAGCGTCCAAACTTCCATACCAGTCTTGATACGTCAGGGTGCATATCTACTTGCATTTTGCTTTTCGCCATCGTGCCTTCTTTCGCATAAAATTCCTCAGTATTACCGCCGCCGATAACTTGCGTTGTAGTTTTCATTTGTAAGAAAGCATTGAACTGGATGGTACACCATCCGGCTTTTAGCATCCTTAGTGACAAGTCTGTGTCTTCATTATATCGCCCACGCCATCTAAACGGCGTGTCATTACGAATAAGGTTGCAACTATATATGCGCGTATTGCAAACAAACGGCGGCATCTTTGATTTACGACTAGCAAACATAAAATAGTTTGGACCAGCCATAGCCACGTTCTTATAGCGCAAACAAAAATCTTCCATTGCTCTCCAATAACTAGGGGCAGTGGTTTTAATTTTGATATTATTGTTTAGCCGATAAAAGCCGTTGATATTGTCATCCATTACCCAATGCCATTCGTGTCCATTAGCAACAGAATGATCCCAAGCAAAGTTTCTTGCCGCGCCGGGTCCAACACTTTTGCTCAAACCTAAATCGTCAAAGGTGTCATATTCTCGCTGATATGATTTATCTAATACCAGCAAATATTTTTTATCTATAACACTGGCATAATCGGCATACTGCTGTTCCTCAATAATAACATGGAACGGCACACCCATTTCTAAAAGTGACTTAACTGTTAGTCTGCTATCGTGTCTGCCCTTTGATGGAATATACAAAGGGAAATTAGGCATCATCTTCATTGACATATTCTTTGTCCGCCATCCTATCAATCTCAATTTCCGGGAACCAAACATATCTGGTCTTGTCGGTTATGTTTTGATTTATAAGTGCCGCGAATTGGTCAACAGCTTCTTGATCCTTAAAATGTACAGGGAATGATCTGAAAGCAGTTTTATCTTGTTGGTTGAATTCTGGCATACCAACCCACTCTGCTTCGGCATCGTTTTCGCCAATCTGCTTTTCTAATAGCACGTTGTCGATCTCGCCAATATCAAAGCCGGTCACGCCAAGATTAAAGTCACCATTCTTTAAATCAATCATTTCTAATCGCAACAACTGATCATCCCATTTCGCTTCTGCGCCAACTCTGTTGTCTGCGATCCGGTATGCTTTAGCTTGCGTGTCTGTTAAATGGTCAGCGACAAAAACCGGCACCTTTTTCATGCCTAGTTGCCGTGCCGCTTCCAGTCGCGTATGCCCGGCAATCACTACCATTTCTTTGTCAACGACAATCGGTTGTTGCCATCCAAATTCTTTTAGCGATGCCGCAACCTTTGCTATCGCGCTTTCATTATGCCGTGGGTTTTTTGCATACGGCACAACTTTTTTAATATCGAAATTTTGTATCTTCATGAAACGAAACCACCATTTTGTTTCTATGACTAAATTTTTGTCAGCCTTT